TCTGTTTGATAGACGCCCGGATAATGAGGTTTTATTTCCGCCGGGAACCAGCCGGTCAGTTGCACTCTTTGAGTCACGCTGCCTCCGCGATCTCTTTCCGACGCAACAGCGCACGCTGGTTCAAGCCGTCGATTCGCTCAGCGTATTCATCCTCGGCAGCCCAGCGAAGTCGCTGAGCCATGCCGGCGAACGCCGCAATCTCATACGCCGCTCGCTCGTCGATCCCTCGCGCCGAGCATTCCTCGATGTGCGCCAGTTGCTGCCTGCATCGGACAATCAGTTCTGCGGTGTGCATGCTTCCTCCGTTAGTCCTCGCCACGAGTAATCTTGAAAAGTCAGCCGTCTTCCGCCGGGCCGTTCCCGCCATTCGGTGCCATCCCACCAGATCCGCCATTCGTAGGCCCAGCCGGCATCAAACCCAATGTGCTCGTACCAGCCAACGCGGATGGGCTTGACGCCGTTCGGGAAAACGTCCGTCTTCGTCGGCTCGACTTCCTGGCGGGATGGGGCGATTGGGGTGGTCATGCGGCGTCCTTATCGTTCATTGGAGAGAAGGGTGAATGCTGCCGCAGCCACTCTTGGTACCTGGCCGTTGCCAAGGGCTCTAATGCGGTGTGACCGATGGGCCATCCCATTAACCACTCGACCCATTCCGGGTTCAGCTGGCCACCGTCCGAAGCCATAACCGCATGGTCGATCCGATCCTTCGAACGATCCTTGCCGTTCTTGCGAGTAAGAGCCGCTGGCGATGATCCCTTCGCGGCGCTGGCGCAGGGTGTCGGCCACAGTCCCTTTTTGGCCATCATCCCCAGTGTCGGCCGCTCCTTCGCGCCCGAACTGGCGCTCTTGTTGACTCGGCCGCCGCCAGAGTCGATTGCGCATGGCGTCGGGTACATCCGAGCGGAGACCGCCTCTATCAGCGTCCCGCCCTCGCGCCCCTTGCGAGGCGTTACTCGGCCGCCCTTGCTCGCCAAACTCGCAGTTGGAGTGGGCCAGAATCCAGATGCGCTCTCGGATATGAAAAGCGCCGCAATCGGCCGCAGATAGCACTCCCCATTCGACATCGAACCCCAGCGCGGCCAGGTCTCCAAGAACTCGTCCGAGTCCCCGAGAAGTGAGCATTGGGCTGTTTTCCACTTCGACTCGAAGCGGTCGAACTTCGCGAATGATCCGCGCCATTTCTGCCCACAGACCGCTGCGCTGGCCGTCGAGTCCGTCACCGCTTCCGGCAACGCTGACGTCCTGACATGGAAAGCCTCCAGCGACGACATCAACAATGCCGCGCCACGGTCGTCCGTCAAAGGTGAGCACGTCATCCCAAACCGGGAAAGGCGGGAAGGTGCCATCGTTTTGTCGTGCCACAAGCACGGCTTGAGCATAGGGCTCCCGCTCGACGGCGCAAACGCATCGATTTCCTCGAAGTTGCCCGGCGAGAATGCCTCCACCAGCGCCCGCGAAAAGATGAAGCTCATTCAAGCCGCCTCCCTATCCATTACCGAATCGTCGTCGTGCAGATGCTTGATGACGCGGCCAGCCTTACCCTTTGGCGCAGCGACGAATCCAGCCGCCGCAGCAAAGGGATTGATAACCTTGACGGTCTCGCCGGCTAGCACGCGAGCAATCTTTTTCCGCTCCCGCACGCGCCGACCGATTTCGGCTTTGGTTTGTTTAACCGGCTTCGGAACGTCCTCTCCGGGACCTATCTCATAGACGGGCAGGAAGGGCCCCGCATTGCAGCGACGGGTCCAGCCGATCACGTGAACGTTGAAGCGGTTTTGCTTCATCTGCTTATGCACGGTGGTCGGATGCATGTGTGCGCGTCTGGCGAGGTCGAACCGGTCGCCCGGCTTCTTCATCAGTTCGGCTTGAATCAACTTCCAGGCAATCGGAGATTGACCCTTCGGCGCATTCTTTCGGGTGCCGAGACCGAGATTGCAGGCCCGGCGCACGACGGCTTCGAAGGTGCGGCCCGGCAATTCATCCATGCATTGTTTGAGTGGTTTTTCGTTGGCCCAGATGCGAGCGACGGCGGCGTCCTCTTCGGCACTCCAAGTGGGTGCTCGGCTCGTTTTCATGCCGCCCTCCGTTCAGGCGTCCGGTAATATTCCCGCTCGACAATCCGCGTCGCCGCATCGATTTCGCCGATCGTGGCCATGCGAAGCTGTGCCGACCACGTAGCCAGTGCGTGCTCGACCGTCAGTTGGTCGGCCTTGCTCACGAACGCGATTCGCCCCGTCGCTTCGAATCCGGGTATCGCTCTGCGCATCGCCTCATGCGCCTCGTTGAAGGCTTCGCGGGCTTCGTGGCCGATTCCGTTTCGCGCGAGCAACCAGCCGTGATTGAGGCAGTTCGCTAGGGTGTCCCACTGGCTCTTTGCGCCGTAGCCCCGCGTGACCGCATCCAGAGCGGTCAACGCAGCCATTTCGAACTCGGCGGCAAAGTCCTCGGTCACTAGTTCGCGCCGCACCTTCTGGCGGTCGATGGCAAGCAGACACAACCGAGGATTGACGCGCCGGGCTGCGCGGCCCTTGTGCTTTTTGTTTCCGGCCATGATTAGGCGGCCTCCTTTTCCGCGAACTCGCTCACGCGCACCTCAACGTGCGGAACGGTTGCGTATTGTTTGACGATTACCGCCGACACGATCTGCTTGTCGTCCAGGTAGACGATGCCGTTCATGGCATCAGTCACGGCCTTGCACACGTTGTCGAGGTCCGGCTTGACCGTTGCGCCGATCAGCCCACGAGCAGCAAGGTCCCGGCGCTTGTTCGACCAACTGGCAGGGATCGGCATGTTGAGCGTCAGCGCCAGAGCGACAGGGCGCTCAAGCGGACGCGAGCCGGCCATCGCAGCAGCTGCGGCGAGCTTGACGAGGTTTTCGTAGTTGGCGGTCTTCTCGGGCGTGCGAGCGCGCACCTGGTCCCCGTGTCGGGAGAACTTCGGACGGCCCTTGCCGACAGGGACGCCGGGGACGGTGAACGACACGCCGTTCGCACTCCTCAGTTCCTCCACCGCTGCAATCTGCTCCATGATTCTCGTTTCCTCTCTTTAAGCGTCTGCCGTTTCAGCCAGTTCCCCGACATATGGGTGCGGAATGCCGTGCGTCGCGCAATACACCGCCAACCCCCTTCCACAGCTTTCGGCGTACCCCGTCCGATGCGCCTGCGCGAGCGACGACAGGTAGTGGCTAAATTCGGTCGGCGAATCGCGAATGGCCGCTTTAACGTGATCTTTTATCACCTCCGACCACTTGTAGTACCAAGCTAGGTATTTAAGGTCCTGTAGCAACTCAGGTGAGATCCGCATCAGAAATCCTCCAACTCGACGACAGCCCCTTCCACTGGGTAGCGGCGAGGGTGCTGACCGCGATGCTCGACGTATTGCATCGACGCAACGTCAAACCAGAAGCCAAAGACCCCTTCGTAGTCTCCGTTGCGCTGCTTTTCGAGCGAGAGATAGCAGTCCGGCTCGCCCATCACCAAATCTGCCTCATCGCGCTTCAATTTCAACTTTTCGCTTCCCACCGCTTCTTTGCGCTTGTTGCGCCAGACGATGAACAGGTTGTCGGCCAGATCCGTGATCGAGCCGCTGCCCTTCACGTCGAACTTGCCCGGCCGCTCGTACTCGCTGCCGCCTTTTTTGACGTGGGCAATCAGGTGGATGTGCGCGCCGGTGTCCTGGGCGATGGCCGTCAGCGAATTGACGAAATCCTTCTGGCCGTTGTAATCGTCGTCGCCCGGTACGCACTTCATGAGGTTGTCGATCACGAAGTGCTGAATGTGCAGGTTTTCCACCGCGTAGCGGGCCACGGCGAGCATCTTCTGGGGCTTGACGCTGCCGGTGTGGTCGTAAAGCCACAGACGGTCGTCGGTCCAGTGGTGCATGCTCGTGATGAAATCCCGCGAGGGCATCGCATCGCCGGCCGCCTGCCGGCACATGCGTAGCATCGTCTTCTCGGGTTTCATTTCGAGTGACGCAATACACACACGCTGGTCCTGCACACACAAATCCAACGCCACCTGACTCGTTAGCATCGACTTGCCGTGTCCGTTTATCCCGCCCCAGATCGTCAATTCGCCCTTGCGGAAGGCAAAGCGACCTTCGGTCTTGTCCCACCCCAGTTGCACATCGGGCTTGTTCGATCGCACGTACAGCGCGTCGATGACGCCCTGCGACCACTCGCTTGCGGGCCGGATTTTGTGAACGTCTTCCGGCTCGGTCATGTAGTCGGAAAGGTTGATTTTTTCCCCGTCGATGATGCGCATGCTCAAAACCCCACTCGGACAAATTCACGCGTCTGCCAGGCGAACCAAGGCAGTAGCTCGATGTTCAGCGACTTGCCGCGCGCCTTGCGAAGCAGTTCGGGCGTATCCATCGGATAATCGAAATACACCTGCGCGCCCGTTTTCCGATCCACGTCCCATAGAGAGAGCGTTTTGGGTCGCTCGTTGCGGATCGCCTTCAGTTGCGCTGCCACCGACTGGCCGCAGCGAACGAAGGCGATCAGGTCTAGGCCCACCACCCAACGCCAGTCGTAATCGACCTCAGGGCGCGCATAGACCGTGAATCCGTTGTCTTCGTTCTCGACGCGGCCGATGAACGACACCAGCACCCAAGCGGCAGGCTGCTTGCCCTGTTCGCGGAGAGCGGCGATTTGCGAAGCGTTCGTGGCCATCACAGGTATTTCTCCCCGCCACCGCTTAACGCGGACGACTGTTGCGGCCTGCCAGGCTTGTCCTGCTGCTTCGCCAGCCACGAATTCATGAACGCCATCACGCCACGGCGTGTCTTGCGCTTTGTCGGGTTGGCAATCGCCCACTGGCGCATCTTTCGCAGCTCGGCAACAACATCGACAGCGGGGTAGGTCAAGCTCCACTCCTCGACCTGGTGCGGATAGACGCCGTGCTCGGAGCCATCGTTCAGCGGAATCGCAACGACGGGAGGCGGAGCATCAGCGGCCTGAGCTTCGAGAAGAAGCTCGCCGCTATCCTCTTGTTCATGCTCTTGTTCCTGCTCTTGGCTTCGTAGCCCCTTCGTAGCCCCTTCGGAGGAGCTTGACCCCGCCATGAGTTCCGGACGGCGAACAGACATGTGATAGGCAATCCCATATTTCTCGAAAAAGCCCGACAGGAAAGGGTTTTCAGGCAAAGCGAGATATTCGCGCTGGATGCCTTTGCACTGCTTGTCGTTGGCAGTCAGTGACTCCGCAATTTGATAGCGCGCCATCTCGATCACCCAGACCATTTCAGTTATGTCGTCATACCTGCAAAACTGGGCTTCGATGCATCTTGAAAGGCCCTCCGAAGCCCCTTCCAAACCAAGGCCGGTTTCGTGAGCTATATAAATCTTGGGCAGGTAGTAGAGCCCTAGCATGTTCGCGTGCGGGCCAGTCATCAGGTACATACCGACGATCTGCGCGTCCTTTCCTGCCGCGCGCAGCTTTTTCCCCGTATCACCGATCCAAAACTTGGGGCCGACCCTGCCGTAATCCCGCACTTACTTCCCCTTGATCATCGCCACCAACGACCGGCACAGAACGTGTGCCTGCTGCTTCTTCGCAAGCCTGCTTTTGAGCTTGCCGATGTTCTTCGCCATCGCGTCCTGTTTCGTGTGGATGTCGGGCTTTTGGTTGAACAGGTCGCGCTTCACGCCGTCACCTCATGCTCTACGGGCGTATCTTCGTCGAGCGAGAGGCCGGTGATGGGGCGAAGGCATGCATCGCGATAGAAGCGCTCAGTAACGAGCCTCACGTGCCCGTCTGGCCAACGCTCCACCAAATTTCGATCTGATCGGACCAGCCATTGCGGCTCACCGACCTTTTCGGTCGCAGCATTTCTGCGCCGTACCACCTGGACGATGCGTCCGATGTTTTCCGGCGCAAACCGGCTACGCACAATGATTGCCAGACAGGGCGGTTTGCAGTTCATTTAACAAATCTCCACGCCCCGCCAAAGGCGAGAAGAATGAAGGTGAGCATCCAGAGGGAAATATGGTCGGCGGTCATGCGGCCCTCTGATGAATAAGGCCCACTCGTGCCATGCGCTCGGCAAGTTTCTGCATGGCATGCTGTGCTTCAATGAATTCGCGCTGCAGCCGCGCTTTTTCGTCTTCGGGCTCGATCGGCATCGGATCGCCGTAGCCCGATTCCCGCGACAGAAAATTGATGCCCGCATGGCAACCTCGCTCGCGCCCCATACGCAACAGCATGAGCATGTGTTCCGGGCCCAACTTCTCGGCGCGGTCCTCATTCAAGCTGGCGAGCAGAAGGCGATGGGCGGCGTCTGGTGTCTTTTCCGGCCAAAGCTTGGAGCCTACGACCTTAGCCCCCCCGCAAGCCTTCACCACCGCATCCAGAGCATCGTTGATCGTTTCGTAGAAGAGCGCGTCTTGGGTCATTTCACATGGCTACCAAAAATTTGTAGTCGTTTGTAGTGCCAGAACAAGGCCAAAAAAGGGAGACTGATGTCTCCGAATGCTGCTAAGCACTGCGAAAAAATATGAAACGAAAACTACGAAGGCTCCGAGACGACAGCCAAGTCTGGCCAGATGTTCTGGTAATCACGCGGGCGCAGGTCTCGGCGGGTAACCGCACCATTCGTGGCACGCTCGATAGAAAGGCAGCGCTCTGCCGATATCGGGCGGCGCCCGGTCAACCACTGGTAGACGAGACCTTGACTGACGCCCAACAAGCCCGCGAAGGCGGATTGGGACATCTTTTGATCGGAGAGGTACGTTGCGATATCCATACCAGAAATATAGCAACGCTCCATGAAAAGAGCAAGAGCCACGCTACATCAAAAAGCAAATAGCATTGCTACATGGATATTTGGTCAACAGAAGAGGAGGCCGCCAATCTGCGGAAGCGGTTTGACGGCATCAATCGCAAGCAGTTTGCGAAGGATCATGCTGTCCCCGGCGGCGACACGATGATCTATCAGCATATGAACGGCATTAGGCCTATGAGCCAGGAAGCCGCTGTGGCATATGCAAGGGCTTTCCAGTGTGGTCTTGAGGATATTAGCCCTCGAATTGCCCAGGAGATCGCGTTTAGGGCAACGATGATCGGGAACAAGAGTGCGATCCCAGCTCCGACTCTTCATTCCAGTTCTACCGCCCCAAAAGGATGGGAAAAACTAGAAGCAGACGAGCGCGCGGCGGTCCAATCTATCATCGATTCGGTGCTGGCCGGCTTGGTCGTACTGCCGAACACCAAGACTAGGAATCGGAGCGATCGGCCGTCGTTTGAAGAGTGACGCTCTCATCCGGCGGCCCGATGGGCTCTAGTGATGAATCGCGGGCAGCAAAGGCGCAGGTGATAACTGGACGTTTCAAGTACATCGTAACGCCGAATGCCGGCTCCCCGAGCAGATGTACATTCCACCGTCCGTCATCGTTCCAGCACTCTACGATGACCAACCGCCCGATCAGCATCGGATTCTTTGAATAGATTACCCGCGCCAGATCTCCCGGCCGGCACCGCAGTCCATTGCTACCCAGTTCTTCGCTCACGTCCATCCCCGTAGGTCAGCTTTTTTACTGTATGGATATACAGTATCAGTTCTGACAGTCTTGCACCAT